ATATTGGGTTGTATTATAGAATCCAGCAGTTTGACTATTAGCACCACCAACAGGCTGAGCAGAGCCATAAGACACAGACACACCATCAACAGTACGGCCAGTAACACTCCCAGATACACCAGCACCACCTCCAGCAGAGCCTTTATTGGCCATGGCTAAATAATGGGCAGCCAAATAAGCCTGCCCATTATCAAAATACTTTCCCCACACCTGTTCATCCATAACCAAAGCGGCATCATTCAAAAAAATCTGAATAAAGGAATCATCAACATCAGCATACTCAGGGAATCTCACCTTGAATTGTGTAGGGTCAGTAGCCATTACTTGGCAACCTCATCAGCTTTTGAAGCATCTTTAACAGCCAATAGTTTGCCCATTTCAGCTTGAAGATTAGCAAGTTGCTCTTTAAGCTCCTTGCTTTCTTTGCCGCTGTCTTTGGCCTCAGCTTCTGCTTTTACTAGCTTATCCTGAGCAGCTTTAAGAAGTTTGGCAGAGTTGTTTAGCTTGTCATTCTTCTTTTTTGCCTCAGCAGCTTCCTTTGCTTCTTCCTTTGCCAAATCACCCGGCTTAAGAATAGACAAACTGGCCTTAGCTAGTGCCATTGCTGCTGGATTATTCTTGATATAAATGTCAAGATTTTTTAAGTCTACATGGTTAAAGCCAGGCAACAACCGTAATGGCTGAGCCTGAACAGATTTTAATACAAGCACTTTGCTTTCGTTATTTTTTACTACAATCATCAGTTTGCCTCCTGATTATTAAATGCCATCCGCATATCTGGCAGAACCAGGGTAACGGAACTCAACACCTGAGAGTTTGAACTCACCAGGAACTTCAAAACCACGACCTTTTCGTTGTGGCTCAGTAAATCGTAATGGCATTGGGATATGAAAGACAACTTTTTCCACATCTTTTGTGTAAGCCATCATTCGATCAGTAGCACCCGCACCCGCACCAGCTAACTCAGAGACTGGAATAACATCAGACTCAGAATTTAAGTAAGGGCTATTTGCCACAATATACTGGAGAATAGTCATATCACTATTGTCACTGCGAGGGGTGGAAGCAATATAGCTCCACTGGGCAGTCGGTAGCAACAGAGTATCAGCACGCTCAACTTGCAAAGAATCAACAAATACATCAGCAAGAGTATCATTGATATCAAACAAGATTTGGGCAGGTGTCTTATTTACCCATGCAGTCCCACTTCCAGGGTTTACAACAGTAGCAGCCGTAACATTGGTATTGTTAATAAAGCCTGGAAGATTATGAGCAGTATCACCTGTCATAGATGTTGACTGAGCCAACTCTTCATAAGCCCGGCGAGCAGCATTTGCCTTCATTTGGGTAAGAGGTTTTCCAAGATGAACAGCTTGTCGAAGCTCCTCATCAGAATACTCATAACCAGTTGCGGCAAGCTCTACAGGAACAACAACCTTGTCAGTTCCAACTTCTGCAATTGGGACATCAAGAGATTTTGAGCCAACAAACTTAGCAACTCCCCGGCCATCCATGAAGAAATAAGTAACAGACTCAGCCCATTCACCAGCTTCATTAGAAACTGGAATGATGTTTGGATAAGTAATATTTTTGTATTTGACTTCATACATCTTACTCTCAATATGAGTAAGTTGAGATACCAAATAGCCTAGACCAGTAGCAGCATCAATTGAGTATTTCTTTTTCACTGTCTACCTCCTTTATAGTTGAACAATGGCTAGTCCACCAGCCACAGCAGTAGTTTCAAAAGTAGCACCAGCAATTTGAGTTGCATCAGTACCATCAGCATCAGTACGAAGAGCACCAAACTTCTCTGCACCAGTAGCCACATGTCGGAAATAAACATCATCCCCTGGCACACAAGCATCCTCTGTGACAACCCAAATCCGCCCTTTTCTAAGAATATTCATCTCTGAATTTTCTTCATAAAGATGCTCATCAGAAGCATTAGCAACACCAGCAGTGGTGAACTCTGTGATCCCCAAGAAATCAACAGAACCAGCAGCAGGTAATAGTGCTTGATTATCACCAGTGCCACGGACAACCGCCTTGCCATATTCAAAGTCACTATCTTCCGCTGTCTTTGAGATAATATCAACTAGACCAAGGTCTGCTCGTTGCCCTTCTTGTGCAACAACTTGTTCAGCAGTATATGCTGTTTGAACTGGACACATAATTAAACCTCCAGGCCAATGCTGGCCATATATTTGTCACGAGCAGAATCACGAGTTACTTCTGCACCTGCTTTATCTTTAGTAAAATCTTTGCCCAGATTATCCATAGACTTTTTAGCCTTGGATGCTTTGGCAATGGCCATATCATAAGTTGCAGTCACATAATCAACTGACTTTCCATCAAGGGAAATATCAGGAAATACATGATCAACTACAGCAGCCATAACCTTATTAGGGCAGCCACAATCAGGCATATTATCACCAATCACCAAAGTAGCATCAGCAATAAGCTTTGCCCTTTTGGTAACTAGTTCATTGAGTTGGTCATCTGACAAAACATCTTTGCTGACAACTTCTTTTTCAGCTTCCGCTTTGTCTTTTGCCTTCTCAGCTTCTTCTTTATCTTCCTTTGACTTCTCAAGCTTCTCAGCAAAAGCGTTTTTCTCAGCATCATGACTAGCCATTAACTTAGTTACGGCTTGTGCAAGCTGCTTGTCTGAGACATCGTATTCGATGCCATCAATTGTGATGATCATGGGTGTTCCTCCTTCGTCATCAGTTGTTATTTTACAAGCAGGGCCACAACGACCAGCCTGCACTACTGCTAAATGATTACCTCTTATATCCGTTTGGATAAACTCATATTTAGCCCCTTGGTATTCACCAACTTCCGGCTTTAAATCATGACCATATCCAACGCTTACTTCAACTTTGCCATCTTGTATCTTTTTAATCAAGGTCTTATCTGTAATGACCATTGCCCCTGTCAGGACACCTTGGTCTTTTGCCATTCCTGAAACTTGCCCCATCTGCAATTCTTTTACATTATCAGTGGTCACTGGCTCTGATGGGTGATCATCAGTAACAATCATATTCTCGAAGCTGGCAACAGCATCAGGGCTAAACACCTCATCAGGTGATCTAAAAACACCAATCTTATCCAAAGCCCTATCAACAAGTCCCAGTTCATAGCCCCAATAATCTTGAACACCTGTCCTAGCAAGTGTTACTGGGGCTTTTAAAAAGCCTGTACTTTCGTCTAGGGTAGCTTTAAAAGTTGCACTATCACTGCTTATCAGACCCTCAGTGCTGTTCTTTTTAGCTAGTGCCAGAGCTTCTTTTTTCTTCATACTATCTCACCTCATCCAGAAAAGGTAATGATTGGGCTAAAGCTGCAACGGCAATTTGACACGACCGTTGCCGATGTGTTATAGTTGCCAGAAACAGTTTGAAGATTATAAACATGCCCATTAAAATTCCTAGTTCTATTATCAATGATGCTATCGAGCTTATAACCGATGGTTTCTCCCTCGCGCACTGTTCCGAAAAATTTGGCTTTGGGGCTGACTCCCTCTCGCGAAATATCCGCAAGACAGGGTTTGTTATTCCGGCCAGACCTGCCAAGGTTCGCGGAAAGTTTGACCATCTCCTTGTTGATGACATCTTGGCCATGTACCAAAGCGGCAAAAGCGAAAACGCAATCGCTAAACATTTTTGCGCTTCCCGGTCCGTTATCCGGCGGAAACTCATAGCTGGCGGTGTTACACCACGAACCCAAAGCGAAGCCGAAAAGCTCAAGTGGAGTCAAATGGACGAGCAGGCGAGACGTAATCAAGTCAAAAAAGCCCATCAAGCTGTTACTGGAAAACCCGCTAAAAAATCCAGATGTGTCGCTGCCGCTATTACAAGAGAGAAACGGCAAATTCCTTATTTTATCGGCCCTGGGGAAATTGAGCTTTGCAATCTTCTCTCTGAGAAGAGGATTGACTTCATTCGCCAAAAGGCTATCGATATTTATAATGTTGACATCGCTATCGGAAATGTCGCCATGGAACTTACCAACGACATTGGAAGATACACAATGTTCAACCCCCGCCAAATCAAACGCTCTAAAAATATCCTCGAAAGAGGTTTTATAACTCTGGCTGTTGAGTTCCCCAACACAGTTGCCCTTCTCAATTGTGCGGACGATATCATCGCCACGGTTGATGAACTGCGCGGGCTTGATACCTTTTGTTGTGAATATTGGGTGCTTCGGTGTTATTCTCAAGACTTCTCCATCGTCAAAAACAAGCTCGGTCAATTTTCCAGCATACCATCGCCTATAAAGTTTTTCACAAAAAGAATTATTATCAAGATATGAATCACCAGGCAAGCAATTAATTTCTTCCCCAGGCTTAATGGTTTTACCATCACAGCTAGAGTAAAGGCCCTTGCTGATATTGTATTCCTTCCCATTCCGCTTAACATGGCACTCTCTAACACTTTCATCTTCGCTAGTTCGCCAAATCCCTCTTGTTATCCCTAGGTTTTCTGACCGCCTCTGGCTAATCTGGGCGTTTAGGGTGCTAACTTCATTCCTTGCTATGGTCCTTATTCTATTAGCCAGCTTGCTATTTGCTGACCCTGTTCTTGCTGTTATCTTTTTAGCTATCTCACTAAATCTAGTACCTTCAATCACACCATTATTGACAATGGTTTCAACAGACTTAAGGTACTCTTCCGGAAGAGATTTTATCAAACTAACATTTTTATTAACAGACAACTC